AAAACGAGGGCTCTTTCAAGCTATTTTCGGCGGAAAGAGCGGCGGAGACAAGAGTTACTCCGCGTATAAGCTCTTGAGCTCGTGGGAGTCCACCTTTACGCCGTACTCCGGCAATATGTGGGATATTAACACCGTCCGCGCCGCCGTGGACGCTTTCGCCCGACGTGCCTCGACCGCACAGCCGCGACACGTTCGCATATCCCCGGAGACTACGGTATCGGTAAACGACTATATCGACCGCATTTTACAGTACAAGCCTAACCCGTACATGACGGCGGCGGACTTTTACTATAAGCTCGCGGCGCAATACAAGGTATTTAATAACGCCATTGCGTACCCGGTTTACGACGAGTCGGGACGCTTGACGGCGGTATATCCTATCAACGCACAGTATTTCGAGCTCCTCGAGTATATGGGCGTTATGTATTGCCGTTTCCGCTTTGCGACCGGGCAAAGCTACATTTGCGAATACTCGAAAATTATCCACGTCCGCCGACATTTCCTCGAAAACGATATTTTCGGCGACGGAAACGAGCCTATCGGTACAGCCCTCAAGACGGCGAATACGTTTAATCAGTCTATGAGCAAATTCGCCGAGCTCGTGGCGGTCGTTCGCGGTATTCTGAAAGTCTCGAACGCGGTCAAAACCGAGGACTTGAACAAACGCCGAGACGACTTTATCCGGGACAACCTCCGAATGGAGAATAACGGAGCGGGCGTTATCGTTACCGACGCAAAGTACGATTACACGCCTATTTCTGATAAGACGACTCCTATCCCGTCGACGCAACTCTCATACGTCAAAGAGGAGATTTTCGACTATCTCGGCGTGTCAAAGGAAATCGTACAGAACACGGCGACCCCGCAACAGGAACAGGCTTTTTACTCCGGCGAAATCGCCCCGTTTTTCCATAGGCTGACACAGGCGTTTACAAACGCGCTCTTTACGGAGCGGGAACTCGGACACGGAAACCGTATCGTATTCGCGGCGAACTCCGTACAGTTTGCGACCTTGCCGGAAAAGGTAACGGCGGCAAAATTCTTGACCGAAATCGGCGCGGCAACGCTCGACCAAATCCTAACTATGTTCGATATGCCGACTATCGGAGGCGAGGAGGGCTCCCGCAGAGTCCAGACTCTGAACATGGTAAACGCAAAGCTCGCCGACAAATATCAAACGGGCGACGAGGGCGGCGACCCGCCCGCCGAGCCGACAAAAACAGACCCGCCCGCCGAGCCGCCCGCAGACCCGGACGGCGGCGGAACAGGAAAAGAGGAGGTATAAACGCTATGGCAATCAAACAGGGGCGCGAATATCGCGCCGTACAGGGCTTTAGCCTTGTACCTCGGGACGAGGGCTCGGAGGAGTACAAAGTCCGGGGTACGGCGGTCGTGTTCGATACTCCGACCGTTCTTTTTGAGTGCGACGGTATCGAGTACAAGGAAGTTATCGACCGCCACGCGTTCGACGAGTGCGATATGTCCGACGTGATTTTTAACTACAACCACGGCGGGAAAGTAGTCGCCCGGCTCCGCAATAAGACTCTAACGCTCGAAATCACAGAGCGCGGCCTCGATATTGCGGCAGACCTCGGCGGCACGACCGCCGGACGCGAGCTCTACGAGGAAATCGACGGCGGGTACGTCGATAAAATGTCCTTTTCTTTCAGCGTACGCGAGGCGAGTTACGACTCCGTTACGCATACTCGCACGATTACAAAGGTCAAAAAGCTATACGACGTGTCGGCGGTGGATATTCCCGCCTATAATGACACGTCTATTTCGGCTCGGAGCTTTTTCGAGGAGGAGCACTCGAAAGAGCTTGCGGCTTTGGAGCAAGCCCGGAGGCGAAAGAAACTTATAGCTTTGACATATTAACGCGAAACTCAACGCGTAACTTAACACGCGTGTAAGTTTGTGTTAAGTTACAACACAAAATTTTGATTTTTTGGAGGTTTTATTATGAACATCGAAAAGAGACGCGCAGAAATCGCCGCCCGCAAGGCCGAAATCCGCAATCTGATTACCACCGACAACAACGCCGATATGGACGCTCTCGAGAAAGAGCTCCGCGAACTGAACGAGGAGGATAGCAAGCTCGAGAAGCGACAGGCCGTCGAGCGTATGCTCAACTCCGGCGCAGTCGTCGCCTCTCCCGTTGCCGGAAACCCAGTCGCTACCCGTAGCGAGGAAATCGTCCCCGGCGAGGAGTATCGCTCCGCCGAGTATCGCTCCGCATGGCTCAAGACATTACAGGGCAAGCCTCTGACCGAGGCCGAGCAGAGAGCATACTCCACCGCCGCAAACTCCGCTTTGCCTATCATTCCCGAGACTACCGCAAATCAGATTATCAAGAAAATGTACGAGGTCGCTCCTATCTTGCAGAAGTGCAAGATTTTCCACGTCCCCGGCAATTTCAAGTTTGCGGTTGAGGACGTGAACACCGACGCGGCTATCCATGCCGAGAACGCCGCCATTACCGCCGCGAGCGACTCTCTCAAGTCCGTTTCTCTGACTGGCTACGAAATCGTAAAGCTCGTGAAAGCCTCTCGCGCCTCCTCCGAAATGGCCTTGTCCGCTTTCGAGGCTTATATCGTCGAGGTCGTCGCCGAGAATATCGCCCGCAAGATTGAGTATTACATCTTTGCGGGTACTGGCAACAATCAGCCCGGCGGCGTAGCTATCGCGGGCAAGGGTGCCAACGGCGCATACACCGACGGCGTAGACCAGATTACCGTAGCCTCCGGCGCAACCGCTACCGAGGCTAACGTCGTCGCTCTGTACGGTATGCTCGGCAACGGCTACGAGCGTAACGCTATTTGGGCTATGAGAAAGGCGACTTTCTTCTCCGACTTCTTCCCTCTGATGAACAAGAGCAAGAACAATCTCGTCGAATTTGCCAACGGCAAATATTACATTATGGGCGCGGAGGTCTACTTTACGGGCTCCGTCCTCGCGGGCGAGGCTTATCTCGGCGACTTCTCCTATATCGTCGGTAACTATTCTCAGAATATTACCGTCGTAAAGAGCGAGCACTCCGGCCTTGCTACAAACAGCATTGATTACCTCGGCTCTTGCGTCTTTGACAGCAAGCCCGCCGCCGGACTCGGTGCTTTCGTGAAAATGGCAAAGGCTACCGCTTAATGAGGAGGGCTCAACATGGCAGTTAGTAGCGAATACGTCGCAACTATCCGCCTACGCTTGAGAAATTCCTCGAACGCCCTCGACAGCGAAATAACCGACCTCATTAACGCCGCCCGAGCCGACCTCGTGCTCGGCGGCGTTCTTGAGAGCAAGGCGGCGGACGAAACAGACCCGCTTATCTTGCAAGCGATTTCGACCTATGTAAAGGCCGAGTTTGGACTCGATAACGACGACTCGGAGAAATACCGAGCCTCGTACAAAGAGCAGAAAAACGGCCTCGCGCTTTCGGAGACTTATATCGCGAGGGGGGAATAGCTCATGTATTGGCGCGACGTTGTAACGCTCAAGGCCGTTACCGACGGCAGAGACGCGGACGGCTTTCCGGCGGAGGCTATCACGGAGACGACCGTTTTCGCGGACGTTACCTCCACAAAGAGGAGCGAGTTTTACTCCGCGAAACAGGCGGGCGTAGACCTTGCGATTACCGTCAAGCTCCGCGCTACCGACTACAACGGTCAAGAGCGGCTCTCCTATGAGGGCAAAGAGTACAAGGTCGAGCGAGCTTATACACAGGCTCGGGAATACTTCGAGCTTAATTGCTCCGTGTTCCGCGAGCCGGAGGCAGAGAGTGAGGAGGCGAGCGAATGAACGTAAACCGACTTTTGACGGGTGCGCTCGATACCCTCCTCCCGACCGCTGACCCCGTGTATAAGGGCGACGCGACCGAGTATATCGTTTTCAACTATACGACCCTCCCGGCGGACTATGGCGACGACGACGCGGCTCATTACCGATACCTCGTGCAAGTCCATTTATACGCCCCGAACGAGAAAAACACGCTCGCATACCGTCGGGAAATCTCTCACCGCCTCGTAGCGGCGGGCTTTACCCGCCCGACGATTACCCCGGCACATGACGCGACCGGGCAACACTACGTTTTCGAGTGCGAAATCGTGGGAGGCGTTGACGATGGCTAATGTATCCGTATCCGGGCTCGACGAGCTTTTCGACGATTTGGGAGCGATTATCGAGCTCCCGGACGAGGTAGCTCTCGCAATGCTGACGGCGGAGGCCGAGGTTATCGCGGAGGCACAGGCGGCGGAGGCGGTCGCTATGGGCGTGTTTGACTCCGGCATAACGGCGGGAAGTATCACGCACGGTAAAAAAATCACACAAAGGGACGGCGAGCGTTGCCTCTATGTGTACCCGAACGGCACACGACGGGACGGAAACTCCCGACGGATTGCCGAGGTTGCGTATGTCAACGAATACGGTAAACACAATCAGCCCGCGCGACCGTTCATACAATCAGCAAACGAGAAATCGGCAGACGCGGCGGTCGACGCGGCGGCTCGAGTCTACGACGGTTATCTCAAATCTAAAAATCTTTAGGAGGTTTTACTATGGCACAGTTTGGCGCAAAGCGTCCTATTTTCGCGCCCGTGGCAACTACGCCCGACGGCGCACTCCCCACCTATAACGCCGAGAAAAAGGTCGTTATCGGTAAGCTCGTAAAGGCAGACCTCACCGTTACCAACGCCTCCGGCGAACTGTACGCCGACGACGCTCTCGCGGAAAAGGTCGATATGTTCGCCTCCGGCTCTCTCGCTCTCGAGACTGACGACAAGACCAACGAGGTACACGCCGCTTTGCATGGCGCGACTCTCGACGAGGAAACGTCCGAGGTTACGGACTCCGACGGCGACGTAGCCCCTCGCGGCGGCGTGACCTATTACAAGGTGATTATCCGCAACGGCGTACGCGTGTTCAAGGGAGTTTTTCTCCCCCTCTGTAACGCCATTCTCGGCAACGACAGCGCGGCGACAAAGGGCTCCTCTATCACTTTCGGCACGAGCGCGACCACCTTTACCGTTTTCCGTTGCAACTCCGGCGCATGGCGCATTACGAAAGAGTTTACCGACGAGGCGGCGGTTATCGCGTGGTGCGACGAAAAGCTCGGCGGAGCGGGCGCATAAAAACAAACAGAAACGGGAGACGAGGGTAAAATCTCGCCTCCCGTTTCGGCGATTGGAGGGTAACGCATGAAAGCGGCAAGAGTAAAGGTCGCGGACGTTGAGTATTATCTCGTATTCGACGGCGAGGCTATGTTTACAATTCGAGATATTTACGGCGGTACGCAACTCATGTTAGAGAAACTCGAGCCCGATACCCGGGAGAGCTTTCTCGAAACGTGCGCGGTCGCCGCTATCTTTGCAGAACGCGGAGAATTGCTCCGCCGACGTTTGGGCTATGAGCCCGGGAAAATCCCGGAAAAGGACGATTTCGCCCTCATGGTGAGGCCGTTCGAGATTGTCAATCTCAAGCGGGCAATTATGAACGCGGTAACGCTCGGGTACGGGCGCGAGGTAACGAGCCCGGACGACGACGAAATCGACGAGGGGCTCGTCGAGCTTAATCAAAAAAAAACACTATAAGGCGGGCGGATTATTACCGTATCGCCGCCTTGTGCGGAGTCTCCCCCGGGGAGGCTCTTTTTATGCCTCCCGGTGAGGTATTCGATATGTGGGAGCTCTACTTGAGAGCCCACGGTAAAAAAGGAAACAAGGAGGGCGACTAATGGCAACGCGCACTATTGCGACGAAATTAGCTATCGAGGGCGAGAGCGAGTATAAAAAGTCGCTCAAAAATATAAATTCGGAGCTCGGTACTCTGAAATCAGAGTTAAAACTCGTCGAGTCGGAGTTTGCCGGGCAAGCGAACAGTTACGCCGCATTGAGCGCAAAGGGCGAGGTACTCGGAAAGATGTACGCCGAGCACGAGAAAAAGCTCGCCTCCGCAAAGGATATGCTCGAGAAGTGGCAGAAAGCGCAAGAGGATTGCAATAAAGCGGCCTCCGCCGCAGAGTCGGAGGTATCGAGGCTCAAAGCCGAGCTCGACGCTCTCGGCGACGAGGCGGGCGACACGAGCGAAAAACAAGCCAAGCTCAAAGCAGAACTCGAGGCGGCGGAAAAGGCTCAAGCCGCCGCGAATAAGGCTTACGAGGAGGCCACTCGTAAATGCAATTCCTACCAAACGCAAGTAAATAATACCGAGGCCGAGCTAAACAAGCTCTCCTCGGAAATTGATAAAAACAACGGGTATCTGAAAGAGGCCGAGGAAAGCTCGGACGGTTGCGCGAAATCTATCGACGAGTACGGCAAAGAGGTAAAAGACGCGGGCGAGGACGCAGAGGACGCGGGCAAAAAGTTTGACGCGGTAAAAGTAAGTGTTGCCGCTCTCGGCACAGCCGCCGCCGCCGCGATTACCGCACTTGCGGCGGGAGCGGCGAAAGTAACCTCGGCACTTGTGGATATGACGACCTCGGGCGCGGCGTATGCCGACGAGGTTTTAACCATGTCGACGGTAACGGGCATTGCAACGGATACGTTACAAGGCTATATGTACGCCGCCGACCTCGTGGACGTTTCGACGGAAACGATAGCAAAGTCCATGCAAAAGAATATAAAAAGCATGGACTCCGCCGCAAGCGGTAGCGCGTCCTATACGGAGGCATACGAAAGGCTCGGCGTAGCGGTAACGGACGCAAACGGCAACCTCCGGGACGGAGAGGCCGTATATTGGGAGATTATCGACGCTCTCGGAGCGGTAGAGAACGAGACAGAGCGGGACGCTTTGGCTATGACGCTCCTCGGCAAGTCCGCGCAGGAGCTTAACCCGATTATCGAGCAAGGCTCCGACCGCATGAAAGAGCTCGCGGCAGAAGCGGCGGCGGCGGGATATATTTTGTCGGAGGATACGCTTAACGCATACGGCGCACTTCAAGACAATTTAGACCGCCTATCCGTCGGTGCGGAGGCGGCGAAAAACGCGCTCGGTACGGCATTGCTCCCTATCTTGACGCAACTCTCCGGCGACGGCGTTACCCTAA